CCATGGACAGGTATTCGGTCGCCGAGACTTTGGTGGGCGAGACAATCAAGGGCGCACTGATCAACTGGAGCTACCTCGTCTTCCGGACCGCCAAGGACGAGCTCTTCGTCGTGCGGCGCGAGCAGCAATACGGGGAGGAGCAGGGTCTGACCAACCGGAAGAACGGCGCCTTCCCATGGTCGAGCTTCAGCGAGGCGGAGCTGATCAACGCCGGCTTGGTTACGGCAGAGGAAATCGCAGCCTGGCAGGCGGCCAAGAGCCACACTGGGATATCCGGTCTGAGCACTGGGAACGGAGCGAGCACAAGCGACTCCAGGAGAAGTACTCTCCGTGAAGGCCTTCGTGAAGAGCGCGGACACTTCGACCTCGGCCGCCAACAGCCGCGGCGATCTCGAACGCATCCTGCGCCGGTACGGCTGCAGCCACTTCGGGGCCAGCACCGATTACGACCCGGGCTGATCGCGGTGGCCTTCCGGGTGCCGGATTCCCTGGCCAAGGATGCGCCGACGGTGCCGGTCCGGCTGCAGGTCGAGACCCGCCAAGTCTACGACGCCCTCTACGGCCAGCCCACGAAGTGGTCGAACGCCGGCCGAGTGCTGGATCCGAAGGGGTATCAGCCGAAGGGCCTGTTGCAGGCCGAGCGCGTGGCGTGGCGCCACCTGGTGCTCTGGGTCGATGCCGCGCTCTCGGCGGCCGCCGCCGGCGCGCAGAAGATCAGCGAAGCGTTCCTGGCGCACACCCTTATCCGGAATGCCGAGGGGCGGACGGTGCGCGTAGTGGACCAGATGGACGAAGCGGCCGGCGGCACCTGGCGGGCGCTGCTGGCCCCACCCTCGGAGGGGCCATGAGGGTCCGGGCGGCGGTCTTGGCGGTCGAGCGGTGGATGGACGATGAATCCGACATCATCGGGATGGCCAAGGGTCTCGTGGTGTTCGGCATTCCGACCGCTCTTCTGATCATTCTCATGGCATGGCTCCTCGCGGCACTCGAAGGCCGCTCCGCCGAGGCTGATTGCTTAGAGGACGGCCGCGGCTGGGCCATCATTGGCCATCACCAGGAGCCGCTCCTCGTCGGGAAGGTGGTCACCTCTCACACGGTCACCGACTATGGCTGCGTGGAGGTGGTGCGGTGAACGTCTACCTCTGGGGCTGGATCATTGGGGCGCCGATCACCTGCGGTACGTCGACACCCACTGCGCCCCGCCGCGCCAGCAACCAGTGGCCTGGCTATGCTGCGCCGTCGGTTGGCCGATCTTCTTGCTGCTGGTCGTTGGTACGATGCTGGCGAAGCGGCTCGTCGATACCGAAGCCCGATGAATCCGGGTACCCGGCGGGCCTTGGATGGCTGATCCTCTCCCGAATCGCTATCTTTGCAACTGAGGCAGACATGACTCACTCGACCGCGGCCCGTGACGGCCCATCCGAAGGTGGATGGGCCGTCTTCGTTGCTGGGCAGGAGATCCGCTGTCCTGCCCCCGGGCGCATGGTCCCCGTCTGTCGGCAAAACCTCGGTGAGGTTCTCCCGAAAACGGTCGTTCGGATTCGGGTGGCGCGACCGCCTGCGGAACGCGAGAGTGGGTTCACCCGCATCTGCAAGCACTGCAAGGCCCTGCTCGAGCAGCAGGAGATCACCGCTGACCGGGAGAACGCGGCCTGATGCCGATGAAAGCGAAGCGACCCTGTTCTGTTGCTGGCTGCGCGGCCCTGGTGAGCTCAGGGCGGTGTGCGAACCATCAGCAGCAGCAGGCCGCGAGGGATGAACGCCCATCAGCGGCCGCGCGGGGGTATGGCACGGACTGGCGTCTGCTACGGATAGTCATCCTGCGTCGGGACCCGACCTGTCGGCTGTGCAGGCACGCGCCCTCGAAGCATGTGGACCACATCATTCCGCGAGAGAATGGTGGGTCTGACCATCCGTCGAACCTGCAAGGCACCTGCGCCAGCTGCCATGCTCGCAAAACCGCGCGTCAAGACGGAGGATTCGGCAATCCGCGTAAGTGTCACCACCGCACGGCATTACCTGCCGGTGTGTCACCCCAGCGTGGGGTGGGGGGTGGTGAAAACTTCCGGACCGTCGTGGGGGACCGTGCGGGGGCGTCAACGCACATTCCGTCAAGTTTCGTGAGGGGGGGGTAGCGCCGTGGGGCGTCGAGGCCCTCCACCGAAGCCGGCGCATCTGAAATTGGTGGAAGGGACGCACCGAAAGGACCGCGAGGCGAAAAATCCGCCGAAGCCGGAGCGTGGAACGCTCTCGCCGCCCCGCTGGCTCAATCGGGCGGCCAAGCTGGAGTGGCGCCGAGTGGTGAAATGGCTCGACAAGATGGCAATGGCGTCGGATTTCGACCGCGCCGTCCTCGCCACGTACTGCCAAGCCTACAGCCGGCTGCAGGAATTTGAGAAGGCGGTTCAGGAGTTTGGGATCACCTTCGTCACCGACAAAGGGTATGTCTGCCAACGACCGGAGGTTTCCCTGGCCCAGAAGCAGGCGGCGCTCGTGAAGTCCCTCGCCCAGGAGTTCGGCATGTCGCCCAGCGCCCGGACTCGGGTGACGGTCGCGCCCAAGGCCACTAGCAAGGATCCGACGGAGGAATTGCTCTTTGGTAAGCGCCGCGGCGCCTAGTCTCGCCATCGGGAAGTACCGCCAGCTGGGCCGGGACCGCCTGGCTCGGCTCGAACTCGCCGCCTATCCCTACGGCCGGCCGAAGGATCCGCGAAAGACCCAGCATTCGCAGGGCTATTGGTATGACCCCGAGGCGGCGGAGCGGGTGGTCATCTTCATCGAGACCCTCTGCCACCACTCCAAGGGGGAGTGGCGCGGCCAGCTGATCCGCCTGGAGGACTGGCAGAAGGATGAATTGCTCCGTCCGCTATTCGGTTGGATGCGGGCCGACGGCACAAGGCTGTTCCGGATCGCCTATGTCGAGATGGCCCGCAAGAATGCGAAGAGCACGCTGGGCGCGGCGGTAGGGCTCTACCTGCTGGCCGGGGACCAAGAGGGCGGCGCCGAGGTCTACAGCTCGGCCACGAAGCGAGACCAGGCGCGCATCGTTCACGACGCGGCGGTCGCCATGGTCAAGGCCTCCCCGGAGCTCCGCCGGTGGGTCAAGCCGCAGCGGCTCAACCTGAGCTGTGCCCGGCTGGGGGCCAAGTTCGAACCGCTGAGTTCGGATTCGAAGACGTTGGACGGCCTCAATCCCCACGGCAACATCGTCGACGAACTCCACGCCCATAAGGACCGCACGGTCTGGGATGTGCTCGATACCGGCATGGGCGCCCGCCGGCAGCCACTCACCTTCGGCATCACGACCGGCGGCACCTACGAGCCGGAGTCGATCGGCTGGCAGCTGCACGAACATGCTATCAAGGTGCTGGAGGGGGTGCTCGAGGATGACGCCTTCTTCACCCTGCTCTGCTGCGCGGATCCGGAGGATGACTGGCGAGCGCCGGCGACGTGGGCCAAGGCCAACCCGAACCTCGGCGTGTCGGTCCGGGAGGAGTTCCTCGCGGCGCAGTGTCGGAAGGCCGAGCAGCAGCCGAGTTTCCAGAACGAGTTCCTGCGCAAGCACCTGAACCTCTGGACCCAGCAGCAGGATCGGTGGCTCCCGATCGAGCAGTGGAACGCCTGCGATCAGGACCGCCCTCGGGACTGGCACCTGGCGCGGGAACAGGGGCTCGCCGGCAAGCCCTGCTATGCCGGCCTCGACCTCTCCACGAAGCTGGACCTGACCGCCCTGGTGCTCGCGTTTGAACCGGACCCCGGCCTCCTGGAATTGCTCTGCCGGTTCTGGGTGCCGGAGGCCACCATCACGAAGCGGTCGCGGCAGGATCGGGTGCCCTACGACGCCTGGGCCCGGGATGGCTGGCTGACGGCCACGCCCGGCGACGTGGTGGACTACGATTTCATCCGGTCCGAAGTGGTCGCGCTGGGCCGCCGCTTCGCAATTCAAGAGATCGCCTTCGATCCTTGGAACGCCACTCAGATCGCCACCCAGCTGACTGGTGAAGGGTTTCAGATGGTCGAGGTGCGGCAGGGCTACAAGAGCCTGTCGGAGCCCAGCAAGGAGTTCGAGAAGCTGATCATGGCGGGACGGGTGCGGCACGCGGGGCACCCGGTGCTGCGGTGGATGGTCTCGAACGTCAGTCTGCGGCGCGACCCGAACGACAATATTGCGCCCGACAAGTCCACCAGCGGGGATCGGATCGACGGCGTGGCCGCCGCGATCATGGCGCTGAGTCGGCAGATCGTCCACCCCGCCGGCGCCGGGGGAATGTTCGCGGAGTTTCTTGATCTGGAGGTCGAATGAAACGGTTCTGGATGTTCGTGATCCGGCCCGACGTTCTGGTCGACCTGCATATCTACGGCGGGCTGGCGCTGGCGGGGGTCGCAGGCTGGCAGCTGGTGCGTTGGTGGGCAATCGTCGCTGTGGGTGTCGTGCTCTGCGGGCTTGGGCTGTGGACCCCTGGACGGAGTCAAGCGCGATGATTTTCAATCGACTGGCCGCGCCCCTCCGGGCCGACGTGAGCTGGACCGAGCTCGACGAGCGGTGGTATCGCGCCGACCCCTCCAGCGCCGGGAATAACTTCGCCGGGTTCCCCATCGGACCGGATACCGCCAAC